ATACAACCAGTAAAGTAAAAAAAAACCCATGTAAAACAAAAACGCCGGTCAAGACGCAGCATACATTCTCTCCCAAATGGTCAACCGCATGGGTGGAGGACCTGAATTTAAGGATTTTGTTGACGCAGTGACCAACGACCACCGCACCCTCCAGCAGCAGACCTTCGGACTCTTTATGTCCTGCATCGAAAAGTGGGCTAAGAGCGAGCGGTTTGATGCAAGGAACGAGTACACCATCAAGATGTGCAAGAAAATGATGGAAGCGGTTAAGGATGACTGGTTTGGCCGCGTTCCAATGATTTAGTTCTTGACAACCTCCAACGAATAAGGTAATTATAAAACATGGAAAACCAACCACGCAAGCTTTCAGAAATTGCCCGCGAAATAAAAATCGACTGGAAGAAGGTATACTTTGGCGCAGTGCCTTACCTCCAGGCCATGTCTATCATGCAAAGCGCCAACGAAGACTTTGGCTTCGACTCTGGCAAGAGCATTGTGTTGTATTTCCTCTCTAACGCAAACAGCTGGAGAGGCGAAGTTGCCAAGCGCGTCAAGAAGGAACTTAAGGAGATGGTGAAGTAATGGAAAATAAAACAGGAATTTGCCCGGTATGCAACGGCACCATGAGGGAGCCAGCTACTGGAGATTGTAAATCTAGCTGTTACGGCTACGACAAAGAAACCGACACTTTGCCTTGCACTAACTGCGGTGGTCAAAAGCAATGGGGTGAGCCTACGGGGGTTGTTCGTCTAAGGGAAGATGGAACACCGTGTAAGCACGAATATAGGTACGCCCTACTTGGGAATTGTTACCACGGTTACAGCTGCAAATATTGCGCTGATAGCTATACGATTGATTCTGGGGATTAAGATGAAATCAGACCTGGAAAGATTTAGGGACTTCTTCACCGAGATGGGCGTTCCGTCTTGGGAGCCACAGTGGTACCGACCACATATTACAGTAGGCCACACGGATTTTGTTTTTGATAACGACGGCAGCTTCGTAGAAATCCATGCCGAAGGTGGACGATACGAAGTCGAAGAAAGATTAACAAAGTAGTTGACACCTTCATCGCCTTAAGATATACCTAGGACATGGAAAACAAACAAATCAAGAATCTGGTTAAGAAGTTGGCCAAGGTTGTTTATCCTGAGTACAACGGCAGGAAGTTTAGCGCCGAAGTCAAGTCTAAATACTACTTAAGCAACTATTGGGATGGTGGGTCAAGAAACTACATGGTGGCCATCGACCTCTTGACGGGCCGCATTGCTGAACCTTCCCACGGGTCTACCGTACCTTTTAATAGTATTGCAAACACTTGTATTGACATTCCTCCTGGAATTGGTATCTTGGAGCACTCCTTCTTCTGCGGCAAAGATATGGGCGTAAGGCTCTATGTTTCTTCGCCCTTGCAGATTGAGGGTATCGTTGAACAAAAACAAATCGAGGCGTAACATGTTTACCATCATAAAGGCTATCGTCAACATCTTTAAATGCGCAATTGCACTTGCCCTTATGTTCATTGTTTTGTTCTTATCCTTTTACGGACTGTTGACGGTTATGGTCGGCATAGTAGATCGACCACAAACAGAATGCTGCTCCAAGGTGTGCAAATGACCTTCACCGAATATTACCACAAGGATGTCGCTAGGAAGTGCGGGTTTAGGCCCCTTAGCGAACTGAACGAAGAACAGCAAATTAGTGTATTTGATTACTGTCACAAATACTACAACGAATTTTATGCATACCGTCACCATTGGTTTAAAGAGTCCACTGTTGGAGACGGTAATTGGATTTCTTATGACGTAGCGCCCCACGACCGAATTAACGCTCCGCATCTGAAAGGGTAACGTGTCAAACTGTAGCTGCAACCATAACTCGGTGTTCCACGAAGGTGGCCGAGGTAAATGTCTGAAGTGTAACCTTTGCGTTAAATTCACACCACCAATGTTTGACGACAGGAGTCAGAAGGTTTGCCTATGTGAATGTCACAGTGACAAAAATGATGGATTCCTAGAATTCATGCCTTGCTGCGAAATATCAAACGACAAATATATCTTTTGGACCGGCGAGGTTGACCATTCGCGTCTAGCTACACACCTGAAGGCTTACCAAGCTTGGAAGAACAAGGAGAGGTCTATTTACCTGAGCCACCAAGCCCAATCTTCTAAGGATGAAACAAAACCATAGTGCAATGTGCTAAATTTCCTATTGCTTTTACAATTCCTGATGACACCTATCCCTGCGCCCTCCGTGACCCAGGTCCAGGAGCTTATCTCACACCGTAGCTTCACGCTAGGCTATCCTATGCCCGTTCCTGAGGCTCACCTACTAGCAGAGGCTGTAATCGAAGAACGGGGCTCTATTGCGCTCCCAATGATTTTGGCGGTGGTCGAGATCGAGAGCAGATACGACTCTAAGGGCAAAAGTAAAAAGAAGTGTCGAGGGTTGATGCAATTGTCAATGGGGACAGCCAAGACGATGGCTAAACGACTCGGTATGTCAAAGTTTAATGTGTTCGACATCAAGACAAACGTGAAGCTAGGCGTTAATTATCTAAGTGCGTTACTAGAAGAAAACGACACAATAGGCAAGGCTTTGACCATATATAATCGTGGCTACAAAGGCTTCGTTGCGCACAGCAAAAAGATTTCGGGATACGCCTACTCAGTTATTAAACGCAGTAAGTTAATTCAGAAAATGCTGAAAAACGACCTCACTTGTGAAAAATAGATTGACTTAGATTTGGACCTAGGATACAACAAGGACATGGAAAACAACAACGAAACACAATTTGGTTGGATTACCGAAACTTTTATCGGCCCTCTCACGCGAGACCAAGCAGAAGCCCGACTCGATTATGTCGATTACTGCCGCCGTAACGGACTTGATCCAGAATGCATCAACGAACAGTAAGGAGCTATCGAACATGAAGTACCTGAACCAACTAGACAATTTTACCCGAGGCGAATGGGAAGGCCAAAGCGTCTATGACGTGGCGGACGAAGACCCAGGTTATCTACAGCGACTTTTGGACAATGGTCCAATTGACGCAGAAGACCGAACACTTCTTAGGTCTGCCTTGGGACTGCCCGAAGATGAGTGACACACAAATAAGATGGACTATCGCTATAGGAGACTTCCTAGCCTGGTCAATCTTGTGTGCTTATTTTCTAGGATACCTGTAACCTTTCACCAAATTTAGCATCTAATCATCGAACCGAAAATCTAACCCTCACAAAGGAAACTATAATGCAAGACAACAATCGATACCTAAACCTCCTCCGAACAGCTGAATTGGCAAAGCGCAAGGGGGAGCCTTATGTCCCCTTTGATGGATACGAATTGGAGCTGTTCACCGCTTTTGCCGCACTAGAACATTTGCCTGCTCTAGATAGCAACGAACAGCACCCCGAGGGCTGGAAGCTTCAGAAGAAGGTGCCTGTGACCGACTTCCAGAAGCTGACAGACGAAACCAAGGTGTGGGCTAAGGACTTTACTTCGCCTACATTTGGGCTTGTGGTCTCCAGCGACCGCAAGGACTTCTTGGTCTTCGCCCGGCAGTAAATAATGGAAACCGTAGCTCACTGCAACAAGTGTCTAAAAGAGACAAAATGGATTGGCAATGAAAAGCGCCAAAAATGCCAAAGTTGCAGTGGCTATTTTCCTTGCTATAACACCTGTAATCACGTAGACTGTAAATTACAGCGCAAGGAAATGAAATCTTGTGGTTGTGGCATGATTCTTGAATTAGATAAAAACTGTAAATGCGGAGGATGAAATGAGGAAGACATTTTTACACTGTTTGGGTGATGCCTTCTTAACGTGTTTTATTCTAGCGATTCTTCTATATTTTACGTCCTCATGGTGGAATCCGTCTCCTTCTATCGACCCAGCCATTGCCGCACTGCAAGAAGCTAAATACACCAACATCCACTTCATTGGAGACCGTAAAGGCGTCTGCGACCCCGACCCTGAATTCATAGAAGCTCTTATTGGTCTTGATGCAGTGCCTAAAATTGAACGTAAGGATAGCCAGGGAGAGCATTGTTTTTACGGAGACCGATGGCTTGCTAAGGACGTCAACGGGCGCTTGGAGACCGGCAATATCTATTGTGGGTACATTGTAAAGAATCGACCGCCTTTTAAGTTTTGCAATATCGTGGATGACGCTAGCTCTGACGAATATTTGATGAAGAGCGAAATGGGACCTGACCATGAATAAAGATGGCCCCAATTTTGCAGAACGAATCTTCTTATATGTGGCATGCGTCATAACTTGCCCTTTCTATTGGATTGCCGACGCTTACTATGAATGGATGACTAAGTGACCACCTGGACCTTCAAGAAGAAACCCAAAAGTAACAATATCCTAATTCTAAAAAAGGAAGTAGAACAACCGAGAGTTCTTTTAGGAGAACTTGATAGCTTGCACGCTGCATTAACCGAAGTAGCCAATCGCTTTGAACCAGGCGATATTATTTTGACACCAGAAGGTAATTGTATCATGACGGACTTAATTGGGGAGCTTAATAATTAATGACGCGACTAGAAAATTGGAGTTACCACGTCCAGGCTGATCTCTATACAGCCCCAGAAGACCTCGTTACGTGCCTAGTAGGCGAAGTCTACGGCTATAAAGACCCTATCAGGCATCCAGACGGCAAACGAGTCAGAACGTCTAGAATCGTAGGCTGTGAAGGCGACTGCGTGGTTACCTCTAGGGGTTCAAAGTATGAGCTTGGAGTGGTGGACCCAGATTATGAAGCGGCGTTCCCTAACGCAAAAGAAAGATTGCTAAATAGTTTGAAAAAGAGTTGACAAGCAAAGTGGTTATGATAAGGTATCTTCATGGCAAACAAAACCACATACGTTATCGAAAATGAAGCTGGCAACCTTTATGACGGAGCACTCTGGACTGAAGAATATCCTGACGCAGAACTCTTCAGCGTCCTTAGCATTGCCAAAAGGAAAGCTAACGCACTTTCTTATAAAACCAAGGAAAGTATGCTAATTATAAAAAACTATGGTCTTGATACGCAGGAAGTTATAGAAATCGATTGTTACGAATCTCATAGATAATATTTTCCAGGATACGCGAGTGGAAATTGCGGCCGAGCTGTTAACTCGGAAGTCGGTGGTTCGATCCCATCTTCTGGAGCCAGGCCAACTGTTGCAACTGATGTTGGTGTGAGCCAACTAATCGGAGACTGGCCGCTAATTTAACGACTAAGTGGCATAAAAGCACACAGAAAGCGAGGTTAATGGTATTTCTGGGCGAGTAGCTCAGTGGTAGAGCAGGCGCCTTACACGCGCCGGGTCGCAGGTTCAATCCCTGTCTCGCCTACAAGCTAAGCCTGTAGTTCAAAAGACGTGAAAACGCAAGAACACGTTCCATAGGAACGGAGATCCTAGACAATAGAGCTAGGCAGGCTTTTTTCTTTCTTGACACTCCACCTTCGTTTTGGTATATCTAAGCCATGGAAAAAACACTTGTACAGCTTCTAGATGAAAAACAAAAGAAAGCCGAACAAGGCCCTTGGCTACCTGGCGGTGGAGGCTCTGAAGTTCCTTTCTTTACTCGTAGCGGCCATCGTCTGCTTTGGTGTTGGCAGCCGTCTACAGGCAAGCACGCCTATTTGGATTTGGGTACAGACCTTATCATTACGGATGAAGAAGCCAGAAACAGGATTGGGCGGTAGCTGCGTTATGTGTAAACCAAATATCCAAAAGATAACAGTAAAGGCAGCAAAAAAGAGTATCTTCCCCAAGTTCCGCCATTCTTGTGCAATTGAACGCGGTGGCAGTATTATAGCCATTGGCGTCAACACTCCCAAGCCTAGAACCCCTAACGTCTCTTTTTCAACGCATGCAGAAATTTGGACCCTTAAACGACTGTTGACCATACTTGCCAGGCAGAAGAAGACCGGTAAGTTTGAGCTATATGTAGCGAGGATAGCTCCTCAGGACGACATTGCTTATTCGAGACCTTGTGAAAAATGTATGGCCGCGTTGAAAGACTCTGGCGTGATTGATATTGTTCATTATACCACCGATAAGGGCGACTGGGAATCAATCGAAATTTAGCTGTCGATTTTTCTTGCATTCAAATTAGACTCGATGTATACCTAGGACATGGAAGTAAGTCACTGCAGGCCCGTTTGTACCTTTGGTGACTGGTAATGCTTGACTATCTAATAACTCAAGAGTAGGATTAAACACATGGAAACAAAAATTGTCTATAAGCTAACTGATCAAAACCTGCAAACATACAACGGCTATCAGTGGAACCTTGGAAAATGGCGCAAGAGGCCAGGAACGGGAGATCTCTGTAGCAATGGCTGGCTGCATTATTACCACTCGAAAGAGTTGGCACAATTCTTGAATACGATCCATGCCAATATCGATAATCCTAGACTGTTCATCGCCGAATCACGCGGAGCGTCAAAAGACGATAAAGGCCTAAAAGGCGGATCAACACAGCTAAAAATTATTGAAGAAATCCAATATGTTAAGCCCACTACAGAACAGTGCGTCAAGTTCGCGATTCTTTGCGGCAAAGCTGTTTATCGCGATGCGACATTTAATAAATGGGCCGATGCTTGGTTAGACGGCACAGATCGATCCTATGCTGCTGCTGCTGACCGCTATGCTGCTGCTGCTGATGCACGCTATGCTGCTGCTGCTGCTGCTGCTGCTGCCCGCTATGCTGCTGCTGCTGCCCGCTATGCTGCCCGCTATGCTGATGCCCGCTTGGGCTTTGTCTTGCCACTGGCTGATGCTGCCCGCTCTGCTGCTGCTGCTGCTGCTGCTGCTGCTGCTGCTGCCTTGTTTAACTTGATCGCTATTGCTAAAAAAGCTATGGAGTAAGTCAATCTTACTAATAGACCAATTATTAACCTAGTGCGTTATTAAATAGTTGAGATAGGACCTTGACTTCACAATCGGCGTATGAGATAACACTAGACATGGAAAACACAAACACAGCGCAAAACCTCGGAACCGCTCTTCTGGCCTTCGTTCTTGATAGCCAGCGCAAGATTAACGAAAAGTACAAAACCAACTACCCGAATCTCACCGTTCCTCCTTGTTTGGTCACTGCTCCTGGCAAGAAGTTTGTCAAAATCGTTTGCAAGAACCACCCTGACGACCGCGCTGGTAGCGCCTGGGCCTTTATCGAGCTTTCAACTGGCAACATTCTTAAGGCGGCTTCGTGGGCTGCTCCTGCCAAGCATGCCCGAGGCAATGTCTATCAGCCAGAAACTTGGGCTAGCGTAACTTCTTACGGGCCTGCTTATTTGAGGTAGGCTCTTAAATAAACGATAGCTCCTTCAAAATTACTCTTAACCTCTTTGAATTGTCCGATTCCACAATTACACCCTTGACACAAATATCCACGGATCATCAACGTCTTGTGACAATGGTCTAAACAAGCCCTGTTAACCCGCAAATCTTTAAAACAAATCTTGCACATAAAATCTTGAGCAATAAGAAGCTTTTGCTTTAAAACCCTAGGAACCCATTTCTTGTAGTATATCTTTAGCAACGGTAGGTCTAAGTATTTTACAGCGTGTTCTATTGTAAGATAGTTGTCATTAAAATAACCCAAAGCATTGTTACAAGAAAAACACAAAAAACCGCGCGGCTTACCTGTAACATGGTCGTGATCTAAATACAAGTCTCTATCTTGAGGCCCAGGTATCCATTTACAAATAGCACAAGCACCTCCCTGAGCCTTCGTAGTGGCATTGATCCACTCTGGTGAAACACCGTAAAGGCGCCTCCTGTTCCTTATAGAGGCACACATCTTACAATAGTCGTTAAGGCCATCCTTATTTCCAAAATTTCTATTAAACTCCAAACCAGTACGACGTATTTTGCACCCAGGACATGTTTTAAAATCAGGGACAAGAATATCTACTCTTGCTTTGTATTTTTCTTTTTGTTCTTTCTTTCTTTTCGCTGAACACTCCTTACAATAACAATCAAGGCCCGTTAAGCTTCTTTTATTCCTAAAGAACTCCGAGCTAGGTTTTTCTAATCCACACCCAAAACACAGCTTAAGAGCCGGTATAATGACAGATTCCCTCCCTTTATTATTCTCCCCGCACACCTTGTTTGCTTTGGCTTGGCACTCCTTACAGAGATATTGAAGTCCGTCTCTGCTGCTACTCTCTTTACTAAATGCAGAAGTTGGCTTCTCGACCTTGCATTTTGCGCAAGTTTTTATTAAAATATCGACACACATACAAATATTATACCACTATTTTCTCTGGTCTGCAATAATGTTGTACCCAGGCTCTACATAACTCAATGAGCCATTTTTAAACCCATAGCCTGGCATAATAGAGACGAGACTGTGTCTACAATGAGGATGACAACCTGCGACACAAGGGCTGGAGTCTCCCCGCTTGAAGTATACGTGACGCAATTCTGAAGTTAGCCAAGCCCTAGGCGTTACACCGTCTGGCAAAAAGAAAATGCGCTTACACTCTCCACATGTATGAGCGTCGTTTGGACCCAAAAAAGCTATCACGGGGTCAGAGATGCCTACTACCGCATTTATCTTACTTATTGCATCAAGGGTTGATAAATTCCTACCTCTCGTGCTTTCGGTATCGATTACTTTCTCCACGTCCTGTCCCACTTTGTCAAAGGCAGTTTCTAAAGCCTTGCCTAAAACGTTCTCAGGGTCCGCTTTAGCACTCCCCTGCTCGGCCTCATGAAGGTACGCTTGGACCTCATGTAACACTCGCGCCTTAGCCAACTCTCTATGTGCATCTAGGTAAGACTCAACTCCTTTTTCAACAGACTCATAGAGCTTCCCATTGGGAGGCATGCCCTCTGACCTAGCTGCATTGTCAAACATCCCTTTGAGACTGAGATCGGTTCTATAATCCGCTGCCCTATCTGGCAATGTGACGCCAAATCGGATTGCTTTACCTTCAAATTCTCTTCCCAAAAACCGTCGCTTTGCGCGATTGAACAACGAATCTATCGCTCTTCCCACTGCTTTGATGGCAGGTTTGCTCAGAATAAATTTAAGCATTACTTTGCCTTAGGGCTCATTTGCCTAGCTGTATCTAAAATCTCTCTAGTTGCGTCCTTAATATCTCTTTCAAATCCACGGGTGAACCATTCCACTGTTTTTTTATGCTGGTCTAGAATTTTGCGTTTTTCAGGAGGTAGGTTATTCTCACTCTTCTGCATTAGGTCCCAAGCCATTGAGACAGCCTTCCCTAAATCGTTTGCACTTGGAGCTGGCGTTTGTGGAGCTTGCTGTGAAGACTCACTGCGCTGTTTTTCAGTCTGGTCGTCTCCTGGATTCTCTCTTTGTGGCCCCTCTCCACCTCCAGAGCTATCATCTGGCGCCCCGCCGCCCCCACCTGGCTGTCCTCCCCCTCCACCACCGTCTTGCGGGCCTTGGGCTTGCTGCTGGGCTTGTTGCTGTTGAGCTTGGGCCTGCATCTCCATCTGCTTTACCTGCAACCAAACCGGATTCATAGAAAATTGCCATTGGGGGTCTTTTGAAGCCCCTTTGTGACCAAAGAAATGTTCCTTGATATCCCCAACCAAAAAATACTTGTCTAGAATGGCTTGATAGGCTGGATTAAGGAGGAATTCCCCACCCCATTCCTTACCTACGGGGGTCTTCTCAACCTTTTGTAGGATATCGTCCATTGTTCCGTAAATTTCGCCAACTGATTCTAATCTAGTCGCTTCCTTCTCTGGACTGTCTGCGTCAAGTCCCATTAAGCTAACGCGAGCCTTCTTGGCTAAATCGGCATCAATTAGAGGGAACAACTCAGCGTTGATAAAATCTTCAAATGAAGCCAATAGGGGCCGAATACCAACGTCTCTAGAGGCCTCCAACTTGTACTCATTGTTACTTTCAGATAGCGCTTGACTTGCCGTTCCTCTAGACAAATAAGACCAACCGGGCAATTCGTCGGGTGACATCATGAATGCGGTAAGGATTTCCCTAGCATTCATATCGGTTAAGTACTGAAACTCAGCGTCGCGGCCTCCGCCAGCATCAATTGGCTGCCAAGTAATTTCGCCATCTGTTGGAACACCAAAGACCGGCATTCTCCATGAATTGTGACTTCGTGCGGCATTTACCATGAAAGCGTGGTTTTTATCAGACACCTCCATGTCATACATTTCTACCTTAACACCAACAGTACCTATCTCAACGATTGGCTCAAAGCAAAAATCATTCATCCATTCAGGAATTTCTACTTGAGCAATTTTCATATAGTTCATCAATCTGTTTAGACTACATGAATTATCTCCACGAAGAACAGCGTCGATATCCATCTGTTGACGCTTAGTAAACACCCGAACCGAACCTAAATTGTGAGTGCTCCCTCCACGAGGAAGCTTGGTCTTACCCTTAACCATCTTGAGGTACCTTACAATTACAGATCTAGCAATTGAACTAGACGTACCCCAATCCTTATTGGTTCCCTTAGGCTGACGTGGTTGTTTGTGGGGCTGTAGGAACCCCACTCTTTCAAAGAATTCCTTACGATCCTTCACACGAAGGACGCTCTTACTTTCTACAATCTCTCTTCCTGGACCTAAAATTTTAATCTTAGTTCGTCCTTCGGAAAGGGTACAACGAATGCCAGACGCAGCTAACAAGAGTTTGACACTATCCCTCATTGATTCGCTAGCGATAGTAATACATGGGCTGATCAATTTATGGTTATTACCATCGGCTGAAAACAAGCCCTTAAGATAAGAACAGCGCAATTCATCGTTGATACTATAAATCCACGAAGGAACATTTTTCCCTTCGTCACTATAATTAAATCCAAGACCGCCAATGGCCCTCCCAACGTCCACAGAATAGCAACGAATAGAGGTTCTAACAGCTGCACAAGACTTAAAACCATACCTAGCCTTAATCTTTTCCTGTTCCTCTATCGATATCTCCTGATCTACAATCCTTACGTTTACCCCAAAATCTTTCAAAATCTTGGCGTGTCTTTCTCTAACGTCTAACTCTTTTTCATGATGATAGTACAAGGTCAAACCACTATCATTAATGCACCCGTCTCCGCTCATCCACCCAAGAACCTCCATAAACTCTGGAGTAATCTTCTTACCGTTAAACAAAGGGGCTTCGCCGCCCTCTATAGGCCTCTTGTTGATAGCTACAAAATCCCCTACCTTAAGCTTATCTTGGGTTCTCCAAACAAAATCTCCGTTTTCGTCAATAATAGTAAACTTGTGATTTGGAGAAGTTTTCTGAACAAAGCCATTTGCTGTTTTGGTAGTTACCAGACTCTTTAAACCCGTCTTATATGCGGTAGCCTTCTCCCAATTTGTACCTGTCCAAACATCAATTTTATCAACGCCCTTAACCTTATTCTCCAATTCAGCAATTGTTATGGCGCCATATTGTTTGGTCCAAATTACAGAAGAACCTTCTAGACAGTTAGCGCTGGAATTTATACTTGCATTGAACTGCTGCTTTATTTGATGGATCATTTGGGGCGATGCATCGTCAGACTTGAGAATAAGCATGCCTCTAGTAGCTCTACCACTCTGAAAATAAAGCTTATTGTGGGTAGTGATGTTGATATGTGTTGTAATTGCCGTAATTACAGTATCAATAGGCGTTACAGGATAGCCATCAAGTTCTACGTCTGGTACAGGGTAGAAATTGTAGACCTTCATTTCGTCTGAAGTGAAGACCTGCTTTGGTGTACCATCAATTACTTGAACCCAAGCGTATTTGTCATTGTCGTTCCAACGCTCTGGTACTAGCTTTTCACCAGTAAGCTTGCACAACAAATGATAGGCCTCTTTACGAATCGATTCTTGGCCAGTCTTATCGGTAGTCGCTCTATAAATGGTTCCCGCATCCGTACAAACGAAGTGGCTAAAGCGTTTTTCAGAAGAGCCTTCGTCCTGGGCGTGTACAATTTCAGTAGCGATACGACCACAAACAACTGCACTACGAGCAGATAGACCTAGATATTCTGAGAATGTCCTTTGGTGCTCTGTTTCAACGCCTTCAGTATGTCCACAAGTAGAAAGCAACTTAATGGCTCGTTCTACCTGCTTAGCAAAAGCGTCTTTACCTTCTTGGTCTAGCTTGTCTAGAGTACCGGTATTTGGTTTGATAACGAAACCTGGAGAGAATCTATCTGGCCTGGGCCTACCAAATGAAGTAAGGTGGTTCTGCCTAGCTCTTACAATTGAAGCAACTAAAGAATCCTGTATAGCAATTCGTTTAAGAACCGAGTCCGGTACTAGTCTTAGCTTAGCGTGATAAACACCAGCAAAGTTGTTTACCTGGGTTGGATCAGTCTCAAAGGCTAATCTCGAAATTTCGTTATTGTTGCCGTTGAGGATATTGAGAATCGACTTGGTGATAGTTGGCTTGTCTTCATTCTTGCCGGTTCTAATGTCTACAATAGACTTGGCTAACTGTTCTTGGAATTCGGCTTCGCCTTCGCCAAGACCATACACAATTGAAGGTGTTTTAGTTTTGCGCATTTTTACTCTACGCTCAGAATTCTAACGGTTGCTGGAAGAGTCGACCGATTAGTAACAGTCAAGAAATAAACAGTGCCCATCAATTGGAAAACACCTTTCTTGTTAGGGTCTCCTGCTAATATAGGTTCGACCGTAAAAGAGCTTAGATTTTGGTTAATAGACACATCTAGATTTTGGTCAGTCTCAAGGGCAATCCAGGACTTGGCGTTACTAAAGACTACAATTGAATTAAGGCCTGGGACAACAGCAGGTGTGGGTGGAAGTGTGATACCAGAAACGAAGTCGATTGAGCTTGCTGTCACACCTACGATTTCGTAAGTTTGAAGAACGACCGGGCTAAAGCCCGCAATTAGACTCAAGGTGTCATCAAGTTGAACGCCGTCAGACGAAAACACCTGGAAGCTTGCGTTACTAGTAATTATAACAGTCTGCGCCAAAGCCGAATACACCTGGCCAGGATTCCTACCCAATACCAAAGTTGACGCATCTGCACTTAAAACCGACCAAACTCCTTCATTCAACGGGTCGAAAATCGAAGCAGAATCGCCTGTAGAGAGCCCCGGAATAAAAACGACATCCCCGGCCACAACTGAACCAAAGACCGCTCCAGCCGAAGCTGTGACAGCCACACACTGGTTTAACTGAGGGGTGACAGTGATAGTAGAGCTAGGCGTAAAGGTAACGCCTCTGTCGGTTCTAAAAGCTGGGGAATCGCCTGTACCAGTCCACTTAAGCCTATAACGATTTGATGCAGTGTTTAAAGGTTGTAGGGAGTACTGCGTTAAAGAATTATAACCCAGCGTTCTAGTACCATCGAAAACCTGCACCTGTGCAAATGGCTGGATTCTAAACGGTTCACAGCTGGCGTTGTCGACCGGAAGTCCTTGCATAACCCTAGACCAGTCGAAGGCCTTTTGCATAGGGTTGTTGCTTGCTGTGTCATCCTCGTAAGCGAGGAACCTATTGGTAATTGAAAGTGTGCCCATCCCTGGAAAGATTGTTGTTGACTAGGTTTGTATCTGGTGGTATTAGTAGGGGATGAAAAATAACAAAGATAAAGGAATAGGCTAATCATGGGATGTTCACCTTTTGGAAGTAGACGCTGTAGCACCAACTACACATATAACGCACCGGCTCCCAATCCTGACCCAAAGCGTTGGCAGATACTAAACATCTACCAATATAACAATGCGTATGTGCTCAAGGTAAGATATCTTGACTGTACAAACTTTGAAGGGATCAAAATTATGGTGTACAAGGGTCTATTTGAATCTTCCCCTGCCGAACTAGACCCACATTTTACACCAGACGATACTTCACCCGTTGCCCGATATAAACCCGACGCTGAAGGCCTAGAACTAGCCCGAGACCTTGCGAGTAGGCTATAATGCTAACTACATTTGAGCTAATTCTATTGGGGCATTTGGTTGGTGACTATGTGTGCCAAAATCAGTGGATGGCTCAACGCAAAGGATCACATCTATTTCCATGCGTCATACACTGCCTTATTTATACAGCGTGTCTATGCGTTGCTGTCCCCGGTGGCCTAAATCTTTGGTGGGCGCTAGTTGTATTCTTGTCCCACTTCCCCATTGATAGGTGGTCCCTGGCCGACAAATGGCTTAAGCTAATCAACGGAAGAACACTCAAGGGATTTCTAGAACATGGAGAAGAGGGGCTAGAAGACTTCTATTCTGTTGAATTCAAGCAAAACTACCGCATCTTGCGTGGTGGATTTGCGGCATTGGTATATTGCGTAGTAGATAACACGTTCCACCTAATCTTGATGGTGGCAGGATTTAACCTTCTAAAACACCTTGGGTTAATGTAGCTCAGTCGAAATTCCAGCTTATTCCGCGACTCTTTCCTTTACGGGTTTTCTTCTCTTCTTCGTTTACCTTGCCGTAATAGCTATGACCAATCTCCTCAATCATCATAGGAGGCCTTGTAGTTTGCACAGGGCGGATTTCGTTGCCCGTCAATTCTGAGATACGTTGCGTCATCCACGTTTCCGCATTGTAAACAGGCTGGCCTTCGTGAGACAATATTTTTGGCTTGTCTTCTGCCTCTTCTGAGACGGCAAACCCCTTCTTGAAGTTGAACACATTCTGAATCATATAACGAAGAGCGTCAGGAAAGTCCTTGTCTTCATCGTCGGGCACCTCAGTAGGCTTTCCATCAGGACCTAGCTTGTAGTGGTACTCTTGAAGGTGTAGTGTAAATAGGTCCATCATGGCGTCTTCGCCAATATCACGAATAAAGAATAGCTCTGGCTCACCTCCCAAGGTAGGAGCGAGCTTAAGCTTGACAATAGATGTACCTTCTACAATTTTGCCCTTCTTCCAAGGAGCCATACGCCAGCCAGCATTCTTAAAGGCCTTAATCATCGACGGGTCTTCGGTGTCACCAAAAGTCTTAGGTTCAAACACTTTGAACTGTTCCGAGTGGTCTATCTTTTGACCTGGGTCTAATCCAGGAGAACCAAACACATGGGGAACATACATCGTATTTCCCAATTTTACACCTAAAACTAACGCATAGAGATGTGTGAAACCCCAATCGAGCCCACAATACCATTCCCCACCCAAGGTTTGAATCAAGGGTATTAAATCTGCCTTGGACATATTGGGGTTAACGGTCTTGGAGCCAAAAATCCTCTCATACGCTTGTGCGGGCGTAAGAACATGTTTGGCCTTAGAGAACATCGGATATATCAAGCCTTCCGTAGATGGCTTACGGCATAGCAACTGGGCCAATGCCTTGTCTAGGTTATTAATCTTGATCTGGCTTTGAACATAAGAAATAGGCTTAAGAAATTTGGATGTAGAAGTCTGCCTGGTTGCCAAATGGGTCTTACATGCGGGCAAAATCTTACAATTGCTTACACAACCTTCAAAGCACGTTAGCTTGGTGTATTTTGCTTGCTCCTTTATTGGAAGCGTAGCGAACACTTCTGGAGTAGCCTGGGCCAACAATTGCTCTGAAACAAACATTTCTCTCTTGGGCAACAAAGGAAGATGCCTTGAAGCTGGGCAAGCCTTACATACATCTAAGATGTTCCAATTTTTGATAATTAGACCGGTCTTCTCAGCGTTGGCAATTTCAGCAGAGACCAAACCGAAAGCAAACTTCCTGGTCGAGGTAAGAAGAGTAAGGGGCATTGCTAAGGAGCCGTCTTCCCTACTTGTAGGTGTGGGAATATTCTTGGCCTCCTCGAAAGCCTCCTTGTTGGCCATTACGTCGATTTCATCTAGACACAACAGCGCTGTGTGCTTACCATTAGTAGCAGCCAATGAAGCTACAATTACTTCAACCGTATTAGATACTTTTACATATTCTTGTTGTTCAGTTTCGCTAAGGGTCTTCCATTCCTTCTCGGTTAAATTAGGGCCTCCGTTATCAGGAATGTAGAATACGGCAGCCTTCTCAGTCTTTGAGTCTCCTACCAGGAAACCTTTTAGATTGGGGAGATTGAAGAACTTGGCAATATATTTTTGACAGTCCTGTGATTGACGTTTAAGAGCCGCAAGGTGGGTGATGTCTAATCGCCCATGTAACAACAGCATTACCTCAATAATGCTCTCGCAAAGCGTCTTACCACCAAAACGAGAACTAAAGAAAAGATACCTGGAGGTTTCTTCGTTTACTGGACCGTGGATAAGGTGATTATAACAAATCCAAACCATGTCGAGCATGTTGCTGTTAGACTCAGGGTCTACACAGGTATCAGGAAGCTCCAAGTCTAAGTGGTAGAAGACAAAATCCTTAACCTCTTCCTTGGTTTGGCATTTTGTAAAAAGAAGCTCTCTGTTTTGTTGAGCTTCTTCTGAATGAAAGCTAAAGGGCATTATTGCTTCTCGTTAGCTTTCTTCATTGCTGCCAATTCCTTAAGGCTCTTCCCTTTGGTAGCTACAGAATTAGCAATGCTTTCCCCCGCCACATGCTCAATAGAGCCTCTTACGTTCAAATTAGTATTAGACGTCTTATCGGCACCAGAGGCCTTCAATAATAATTCTAGAACTTCTTTGTACTGGCGAATACTAGTAATTCCAAACGCCCCCTGGTCAGCTGGGTTGCCCGATTGCATGTATTTAGCTAAAGCGTCACCATGCATCTTGTGTGCCGCAGCCAATGAGTCACCCATGAACATGATCGCTTCGCATCCAATCTGTTGGAGCCGTTCCCGAGCCTTACCCATTAGGCCAGCTAGATAGTCTTTACGTTGGTTCTCCCAGTCACCCTCTATTGCGGCGTGACAAATTTGCCCTAAAGAGAACCGAGGATGATTGAGCTTCCTAATTTCCTTTAGCGAACGACCGTTTAGAAATAGAGTAAATAGTTCCGCCTGGGTACTAGGGGCAATAGCGTAAGTGGAAGGACCGCCTTTTTGAAAGGAGTCCTTGAAATAACTCAGTGCGTATTTTTCTGAATCGTCAAGCCACGCCAGCTTATCGTCTATGACTTCGCTTTTTACCAACTCGCTTTGGCTTTTTGGTGTTTCGCTTAGGCTTACGACTTCGGCTTCGATTATCTGGTTTTGAGACATTTGTATCCGATACAAAGATTGTGATTCCATCGAGAATTACTTCGATTTTCCACTCTTCCCCCAAAAGGAACTTCACGTTGTCTGAGAGGGTTTGGAGCCTGGCCTTGTACTTCTTGTCAATCTCAAAAGTAGTTCCCGTCCAGGTGAATGTTACCTTGCTACCGTCCATATCTACCTTAGCTTCGGATTTATCTAGGCTAGGGTCGACCGTGAAAGGCCAGATTCTGAGCTGTAACGCTTGCGCCTCGTGGATTATTCCAAGCTTCTGGGTCATCCCCCTTAGGAGGACCAATTGTTCTGTCCAGTCTAGTTTACTCATTGTTCCACCTTCTCAAACCTGAAATCGTAGCGCTCTGGAGGAAACTGGCGACTAAGAGTTATCTTTACATTCACCCCAACTTCTTTTAGGGTTTTCTGTACGTCTTCCATAAAGTCGCAAATATCATTGTCATAGACCCACATAACTTCGTCGGGAGCTATATCATCATCACAGTCGTCCATAGCATTCCTTCTGCAATAGTTGTAAATCGGTCCCATTAGGAGGGTTGAAAGACTTAGCGAAGTTTTGGAAGGCTTTATCAATACCTTCACTTTCAGAAGCCTTAGCTAACCGACCCCTTACTGGCACTCCACGACACTTTGCGTTGTATTGAGCCTTAAGCTCTGTCATGCGTTTAGAAATGTAATCTTGCGTACCATTTATTGTAATCCTTAGGTCCGCTAGTTTTAGTTGTTCTTGCGTCAAATTAATTTGAACTGGGGAGGCCTCAGAATCCTCTAGCCTAAAGATTCTTGTGCAATGCGTATTAGTTGGAATAGCTACCGGTGACTTACCTGGCTCTAGGACGTAAATATTGCGAGTTTCTACTTCGGCATCAGTTAATGTCCGCCACCTTGGCGCCCCAATGTACTTCACCTTTCCTAAAACCATCGGGGTATGTATATGCCCTGGCAAAACTATTTTAAAGGGAATTGCGCTTGACTCTATCGATTCCTTTGAATAAAAACCCATTCTTGCGTCAGCCCCACAAAACGTCTGATGACAAAAAAGTACGTCGGAGGTGGGATTTTCTTTTTTTAGCCTTACGGCATCTATAACAAACATAGAGGAATCGTAATAATATGGCATAGCACAATAGTTAGTGTTTAATATGTGAACGGGGGTTTCAACTATAGTAACCTTGTTCATAAATTTATGAGCAACTATAGAATGAGGCATCATCAAGGAAGGGCTCAAAAAATCATGATTTCCAACCAGGGCCGTAACCTGACACTCTCTATCTACACAACCCCTAAAGGAATTTGTCCAGAAAGCGACCACTCTAGAATCTAACACATTATGACAATTGTGCAAATCACCTAAAAACAAAACATGACCGGCCTTATGTTCATCTATAGTTTTATAAACCAAGTTTAACAAGGCTTCACAATCAGAAATTTCTCCAGGAGTTGCATGGACATCTCCAACCAAAACGGTCTTCATATCTCCCTCTTCTTTATGCAATCTTTGCAAAAAGTATTAATTCCATCTAACTGATAGCTCAGCTTCCCAAAACAATCAATCGGTAAGGTTAATCCACACCCAAAGCAGAGACGAAGGCTTTCTATTCCAGAAGGATTTCTGTTTTTCCTTATCTGACACATATTTGTTACAGTAACTTCCCCAAAAAATTTCCGATCTTCTTCCAACCCAACTTAGCTAAGTATTGAAAGAAAATAGCAAATCCAACCAAAGGCAAGAAAATAACGAACAAGCCGCCCAACAAAGGAGCTAGAAAGATTTGCTTTAGTATTAGCACCTAATTCGCCTTAGGCGGTTCTGGCTTCTTGTCTGCGTTAACTCCATGAGTACATTCGCAACCACAGCCAGCCATAGCGTCTCTATCAACCGCCACAATTTCAGTAATCGGCACAAGGATGAATTCAATCTTTTCGTGTTCACCGGTATTAGGGTCTACAACATCCTGCCAAACGACACCCTCAATCGTAAACCTCTCCTTAGCCCATGGCATACCAACACAACTAGACCTTACCATAACAACGTCATCTTCACCAATATGCAAACTATCGGTCAACTCATTCCCGTGCCACACAAACAATTCTAAAAGTGAACTGCCTTTACCCGCTCCACCTACAGTAGCTAGGCGGCTTGTCTTCTGAGGCTTAAGCTGTTCGTCTGTAAAAGGCAAGCAAGCAACTACACCATTCTTAAACGCTAGTGACATTTTGTTCTTCTTTCTTTTCTTCGGGTTCCGGTAATTTGATTTCGGGTTCTTTGTCTTCGTAGGCCGTTCTTATTTGCATAATGTATGTAAGCAAATCTGTATGCCTATGGTTTGCTACGGTCTCAATTCCTCTTAAGGCAACAACACAATCCATAGCAATAGAATTGCCGATACTATCCTTTGCTATAAACATGTCTGGACCCAAGCGAACGACATTAATTTCTTGGATGTTGCCGCTTTCTGAGCAAATCATTTTGGTGGCGGTTAACAAATCTTACCTTTCCCTACATAAACAGTTCCGTTGGACATCTTCACACCTTCACCTACATGTAGCAGTTTCAAAAACTCTGGAATGTGAATTCCGTTCTCCACAACCTTAGGCACGAATACAACCAGGTCGTCGTCCGCATGAATAGGGAATTTGTCTTGGATTTCCTTAGGAGCAAAATTCCATTGATGCCACAAGCTGACCGTATGTGAAGAAACTAGCATTCAACTATTCTACCACTTTCTACTAAAAAGTCAAGCCCCTTAAACGCAATAGTTTCTGATCAATTAATTGTAATTCTCCAATAGCCTTCCGCATCAAACCATGCGCTTCCCTTTCCTCTACCTGCAAATCCGGTCTAGACTCCTCAGGCGCCGCATACTTGGCTATGTTGTCTACACTCTTGGTCTCGTCGTCAGCTTCATGTTGAATAGAACTATCAGCACTAACAACCGAGGAAGCTGCCATTAGGCTTATTATCTCTTCTTCATTCGTTTCGTTACCTTCTGCTTTGGAGACCTCTTTTACTAGGTCAGCGGTATCATAATCGCCATGGATATGTCTAGACTTGAATTTATTGGCTCTATACAATTTACGTTTGTCGGCGGGGTAGAAGTGGAGCATAGTGGAGCTGAAATTTTCAATAAAGTTTCCCACCATTCTTCCAATTGCCACTCCGCGCCAGACCTTTGAGTACTCTCCACAGTATTTATCAATAGCTGACACCAAACCCTCTACCCCAATTTGAACCAAATCCATAAAGGTAAGGTGAGATTTGTGCGTTCTCGACCAAAAAATTGTTGCCCTACTAATAACTAAGGGAATATTCATAACCACCAACTGCTGCCTGGCATACTGTATTTTCTTAATAGCACTATTTACGTCTGGTCCAAACTTAAACCGACTCAACATGAAATTAACGCACTGATAGTTAATATGATACCGCTGCAACACCTTTACGTTGCGCTTCCTAATCGCCTTAGATACGTGGCTTGCAAAATAGGGCCTCCTACACCTAAAGTAAGGTCTAGCTGCCAGAATATTTTTCTTCTCGTCTAAAACGAAAGCAATGAAGGCAAGGTAAGCAGCTTCCCCATTAGGGTCTCTAATCAAAGCCTTCCTAAACTCTACTTCTAATCTAGCCAACTCCTCCACCTGTTTACACTGTAAGGCCGTCATGTCTTCCGATTTCAAGTGACCATACTTAGCTATGGCACGTTCTACCACCTTGGTAAAATTCTGAAAATGACCAGCGTCGTCAATTAGAGGCATGTTTTGCTCACAGATATATGTTGTCCAAACCCATAATCATTGAAAAAGCTGTGTTTGGTTTCTGGGAATTCACAATAACCCCAAAAATCTACAGCCCGATGATAACCATATTGGTATATCTCCTCAAGTACCTCCTCTGTTGATAACCCCTGAAAATCATATTCATCCTCTTCGTAGTAATCTCCAATGGGGTCGACAGCCCTTACATACCACCCACCCTCAATTCCTTGCATCTCCATAGCTTGTCCCCAAGGCTCCCAGGTGGCTTCTTTTAGTATTAGGCCATGCTCACTAAGAGCCTCCTTAATCCTTTTTACGTTAGACGACACCGCCGTCGTTACCTACGTAATATCGTTAAAACAAACTTCACTAATTCTCAAAAGATGCGTGCGAATCATCTCCGCAATTTCGCGCATCTGTGGGTGGGCCTTAGGACTGGTTCGTAGCTTTAAGAAATGGCGCCATTCGCGGAAGTTGGCCGATACACCAATCTCTGCTTTCAAACAAGTCGGTAAAGCGCACCTAGCGATTTGGGGAGACTCACCGTTTGCAATGAACTTTAAGTACTTTTTTTCTGCAAACTCGCACATTTCAACAAAGTCGTCTACAGACTTATCTGGAAACGCAAACGGAGGTTGAATTACTTGGATTTCATTACCAAACACTTCTTTCATATAGTTACAATAACGCGTTGATTCCTGACTAAAAGAGGCTATACGATGTCTAACGGCTTCGTGAGTTATTCCTCTATCGCACACGACCGAAAACGAAGCCGAAGGATGTTCCAGGACAGATTCATGCTGGTTCGTCTTAATCATATTTACGAACGCAATAGCGGAAGAGATGTCTGTGCCGGTACCGTTACAAGAAAAACACTTAGACCCCTTTAGAATGTTTTCGTAGACCCCGGTTCCTCCACACTCGCCACACACCTTCACCTTGTGGCTAGATTGATAGCAAATACGCCCCATACGTTCAATAAGACGTTCTGGCTCTGGGGTAAATGTAACTAGCTCTACTGACGGCTTTACGATCTTCATTTTGCCTCCTTATGCTTGTTTAGGTAGTCGATTGCTTTTTGGAATGTTTCAATTGAGTCTTGAGAAAACCCCAACATAGAGTTGCACCTAAAACAAAGAACACCTCTGGTCTTCCCCGTAGTGTGGTCGTGGTCCACGTGAAGCCTTCTTCCACCGTTTTCACCTTTTCCACATATAGCACACCCGCCCTGCTCAATAATTGTATTTTTGTACCAAACCAAATCGACCCCATATTCCCTAATCAGGTCTTCGTTTCTGACACACTCCTTACAGACATATCCTAGCCCATCATTTTCCCTCAAGCTTACGCAAAAACTAGATGGCGGTTTTTCGACATTACATTTAGAGCAGACCTTCCTATCAGGAAATTGAATGTCGTCCACCTTTCTCTCTTTCCTTGAGTCTCTTCTGGCCTTTGAACGAGCAGAAAAACACACTTTACAGATGGTATCAAGTCCGTCGTCTTCACGGCTGTTCTTAGAAAAACGAATAGCGGGAAGTGTCTTCTTACAAATCTGACAACCTTTAACCGTCGGAAACTCGATTACGCCTCTCTCTTTATTTGCCCTTCTGTGTTCCGTCCGAGACAACGAATCGCATTTCTTACAAAGATCAAACAACCCATCCTTCTCTCCCGTAGCTTTAGAGAACTCGATATACGATTTGTCCAACCCACATTTTTTACAAATCTTAGTTTCTGGATATAGGACGCCTTCTCTACAACGATTTTTAGTCCGACTTCTATTTCTTGCCTCGTTCATACATGTCTTACAGTACCCTTGCCTACCATTACTCCTGGACGAATTCTTCGCATAGTCATCAATGGACTTCTCAGTCCCACAACCATAGCATCGTATAGAGATTACGTCATCCATGAAGAAGCCTCCATCACCCGGCACTCTCCATAGATACTATTAAAGATCTCCATACGCTTCTTGGCATGGCGGTCCATCTCTTCTATGTTGGTAACCCAATAGTCATGATAGTGACACTCTGTCTTTCCTGGGAACAAGCGCGTGCCACGACCAGCACTTTGACTCACTTCAATCTCAGAGGTAAAACCAACGATGCTAACGATAAAGTCTACCGATTTGGTGTCAACCCCCATACCAATGCAAGACGTACCAACAAGCACAGGGAACTTCCCATTATCGAATTCCTCTACCAACGCCATAGGGTCTGACTTCCAAAACTCCTCAGGAACCTCTCCCCGATTATCCTTCGTGGTCCCCCCATGGGCAAATTTCGCTGGAACAGACAGTCCACCATCAAGCAATCTCTTGAACTGCCCAACCCCATCTACCAAGACAAGAACCCTCCTCCCCTTATCCTTTACAGCGTGGTTTATAAGAGCGGCAGCATGTTTGTACACTTGGTTATTTTGCTGAAGGTGAAGTTTGTTCATCTTGATAATATCACTTGACCTAGTACCATCGTCAGATGTTATCCTCCACTGAAAGAATTTGAGAGGCGAAAGAAATCCCTCAGATATTCCCTGCCTTACGGGAAGGTCGAATACGATATCATTGGTTATACACTGAAGAAGCATACCAAGACCATCGTTCCTAAACTGAGTCCCAGAAAAAAAGTACCTATATGGCGTACTTGCTAACAGATTAAACATAACGGTAGCTAAAGAATCTGGTGGACAGGTATGCGACTCATCACACAACAACATCTTTTTAGACTGAAAATGTTCCCATTCCTTGGTGCCGATCTCCACGTTCATCAAAGATTTCGATACAGCTATGGTTATCTTTCTGTCAATCTTTTTCTTGCCGTCAAAAAACTGCCCAACCTTACCGACTCCAAACCAATTTTGAAAATCCTTCAACATCTGGCGACCTATACCCAGCGTTGGAACGACGACTACAGTATCTAAACCCGTCCTTTTTACTAGATAGGCCATAACGAGGCTCTTCCCTGTTCCCGTACCCATAGATACCGCCCCATGAGTACGAGACCCATCTAGAGGACATAATAGGTCTACTGCTTTGGACTGGTACCACCTGGGTTCATGGGGTTTAGTTGCCCAAGGAACTAGCTTCCAGTCTTCGGGCGTTATGAATTGTCTTGGTTCAGTCTTGAGGCCCAATGACTGTTCAACTAATCTCTGTAAGCCAGAGTAAGTCCAATACCGGTCTCCATCTTTCTGTAGGCAGCTACACCACCTTTCGGCATTCAGTTGCTTTACCTTGTCGTCCAGGGCCTCTCTACCATGCTTCTGGACAAACCAATGCCTGTAGCCCCTACCTCCGCTCTGGAGGAACCGGTCATCGTTCTTTTGAGTCTTTTTCCAGGTTAGGTATTGGTATGTAACCCGTTTGTCTTCATAAGCCAACGCCTTCTGCAATTGTTCAAAGGCAGGCGACTTCTCAATGCCAATAGGCATAAGAAGCTTGGTAGGCGTGGCTAGGACTAGATTATTCATTCTCTATGCGTTTCCAGGTTTTAGGCAAGGTTTTGGCTTGTGACTTACACGCCGACACAACCTCTGACACAATGCTATAATCAACTTCAGTACGAACAAGCATATTACCACTGTTCTTACCGGTTGTCAAGTAATTGCATACATCCTCAACAACTTTCGTAATGGCGTATACAATTCCTTTGGGGTTTCCGTCTTTGTCTTCAGTCTGACAATGCCACCCAATCGCAGCCCTGAAAGAAAGATCTGGGTATACATATCTGTAAGGAATATTACGATTATCAAATGCCTTAATAAGCGGCCCCTCTGCCATGTTACACATGTAGGTAACCATAGGTTGCTGCTTCCAGTTACGAATAAAAGTCACAAACTTTTTTGTGAACTTGTTGTCGTTCCCTGGCTCATAGTTCTTCTGGAATTGAGACTCCCTAATTTCATCCCGGCGACCCGAAGCATAAGCCTTAACCGCACAATAAAAATCGACAGCCTCTTCTTCCTTGACAAAGCGCCTATAGAAGCTTAAGGACTCTTCTTTGACTTTTGATTCGTTTTTATTTGCAAATTCCGGATAAATTCGGTAAGCTTCATCAAAGAATCCCGTGTCAAAACTGGTACTAACATATGCCGCCTTTTGTAACCGATTATCAAAAATGTCATCGTCCGATACAAATCGCTTAATACCTAGAATATGCGTAGAAGCCCTTTTAGGGTCGTTCATTTCTTCTATGTACCTGGAACAAGCTTTCTTTAAATCGTCCAGGGAACGCTTCCTGGAGGCCTCTACAAACGCTATCCTGGCGTACTTCTCGTTCTGTTCTATGTCGTTTTCGGGCCAGGCATCGTAGATTTCTTGGAATGTTTGTACAACTACGTCAGGTTGTTCTTCTTCGGGCTCTGGTTCAGGAAGAGATTGAACTACAAAGACGGGTTTTGGGGTTGGGCTGGAGGCCGACAACAAAGAAATAAGGGAGGGAAGTTTTCTAGGCTCTATGTCCTCTACTTTGATTTCAATTTTGTTCTTAAGGGCAGAAAAGTCTTCTTGCGTCTTAACCGTGATACACAGAGCTGTCTTCTCTGCTGCCTTTTCAGACATAGACCTTTTTACGGGCCAAATCTCGTCTATTTCTTCGTATAAAGAATCTGTATCAAGCATTACAGTTTCTCAAGGCACGATACCTGACCTAAATACATGTCTCCGCGAATCTCCATCTTCTCAAGGAAGCCCTTCATGTCGTAAGTGTTTATCTCAACTCTTACCATTCCCTTTTTGCACATTTTTTCTATTGCGCCATAAAAGACGCTACGAGTAATACAGGCGTAGTTCATTATTTCTTTATTTGTTGCAAAAACTATGGTAGACTCAGGAAGAGGATTATGACACAGCTTGTGATAGAAAAACATAACTACCAACATCTCGTTACTGGTATAGCCGCTTTGAGACAAAAGGTTCCAGGTGCCGTATGGTAATTTTATCCAAGGGTGATTGGTTAATCCTGCCGTTTTTGATAATATGTCTTTCACTGTGTTCCTTTCAATTAAGTCTCCAGTATATCATAAATGTTAGCGAAGTCAACAAAAAAATCCTAAAAACATACATATGGTCATGGACTTTTTTGCCGTTTTACAGAAAAAAAATGCATTTTAGGGACGAAGTTGCTCTGCTAGAAACGGTACATAATAAGGTATCCGGAAGAGAGAGAGAGAGAGGCAAGATATTATTTACTTAACTTTGTCATCTCGGAGACAGACACCTTAAAACTACATGTAAGCAAATGTATTACAAATCAAGCACCAATCTTAGCTTCCTAGAGACCTCCGAAAAATCTTACACCCTAAAGAAAAAGTTCTTGCAAATTTTTAAAACAGGAGTATACTAACTAGTTACTCATGGAAAACATTAAGACGAAGTCGGCAGCAAAAGTAGTTCTACCAAAATCTCCTCTGCTTGAAAAGAAAATTCTAGACACTATGGCAACTATCTCCCAAATTGTGGGAGGCACCCTTGGACCCGGAGGCAGGCCGGTTATTATCGAAAGACAGGAGTACAACCTTCCTCCACTTTGCACGAAAGACGGTGTAACTGTTTTTCGCAGTTTAGGTTTTCAAGACGCCATCCAGCATTCTATCCTAGAATCTATTCGAGATGTTTCTGTAAGAACCGCCCAAGAGGCTGGGGATGGAACAACTACAGCGACTATTTTATCTGAAGCTTTTGTAAGACATACCTCTGAATTTTGTAAAAAGAATCCTACCATTCCTTCTATTTTTGTTATCAAGACCATCCAGCGTCTGTTCCGCGAAGTTATGGTTCCTACTATAGAAAAGTTGACTATCAAGTGCGATTTTGAAACTCCTAAGGGTAAAAGACTTCTCCGAAACGTAGCTAAGATTTCTGGCAATGGAGATACTGACTTAGCGGACGCTGTTATGCAATGTTTTGACATCACCGGGGACGAAGGCAACGTTACAATTATTGAGAGTACTGGCAAGACCTCCTACGAAGTTGAAAAGATTGAGGGGTATCCGGTGCTTACCGGGTATGAATCTGCCTGTGGTAAGTTTTATAGCGCTTTCATCAACGACCCGGCTACGCAACGGATTATTATGGATAAGCCTATTTTTATTCTTTACTTTGGCAGAATTTCTGACTTTCACACATGTCTAGATATTCTTGAACGTCTTCAGGAGGGGTTGGAAAGGCATTATCTTGAGACGCCTAACATCGTATTAATGGCCACCGGATTCTCCGAATCGGTATTAGCAAACCTAGCTTCTATATTTGTTAAGGCCTCAAATATTAATGTTCTTCCAGTTCTCATTCCTAAGACTGCTGTACTTAACTCAGAGTATCACTTTCTAGAGGATATTGCGGCAGTTACAGGCGCTGAAATCTTTGATCCCACCACCAAGCAACTAAATACTGCTGTATTTGAAGATTTAGGGAACCTTGCTAAGGAGGAACAGATTATCGACGGTACTCCAACTGAGGTTTATGTTCCTCTTGGCGTTAAATCTTTTGAATGCGGACGCTACCGAAGTACCGTGATTGGGCACTGTGATGAAGAAATTCTTATTAAACAGATCGATAAGGTAAAATCAGCTATTCCAAATACCGAATCAGAGTACGATCTTCGATATTTTCAAGAACGCCTAGCTAAACTTTCTGGTGGTATCGCTAAACTAAAGGTTATAGGATCAAGCAACGGAGAGCTTAAGGAGCGCAGAGATCGTGCCGAGGATGCTGTCTGTGCTGTTCGTGCGGCTATTAAAAATGGTGCCTTGATTGGAGGTGGGTGGACACTTACAAAAATTGCAATGGAGTTAAGTAATGCGGAAACTGACGAAACTTGTAAGGCAATTGTGGATCAGATTATCAATCCTTCCATACTTAGTGTCTTGCGGGTACTATTCACCAATGCAGGTATGGACGAGACATCTCAACCAAAAGAAGTAATTGATTCAATCAAAAAAGGCAATACAGAAAAAGCTATGGTTGTAGACATCAGTACAGGCCAGGCTGTTAACGCCTTGAAGGAAGGAATTCTAGACTCTGTACCTGCTCTAGAAGAGGCCTTAAGGAATTCCATTGCTGGTGCCACTCTTCTTGGTACTGTAGGTGGGTGTGTGGTCTTTCCAAGGGATAACGTAGCCGAGATAGCAGAGGCTAGAGATGCCAACGAATTTGCACGCATGGCAGCTAGCGGTATTGAAAACGAAAGAGGATAATGAAGTACTGCCCAAAATGTAAGACCCAGAAAGAAACGTCGTTTTTTGCTAAAAACCCGTGTAAGAAAGATGGTCTTAGCGGATATTGTAAAGAGTGTCAAAAGGCAAGCAATCGTATATCTAGGAAAAAGAATCAATTAAGGGAGACTGTGTTGGTGCCGCTGACAAAGATATGTTATAGATGTAACACAGAAAAGGCCGCACCGGATTTTTACGAAAATAAAGGAAATAGGGACGGGTTAAGTAATTTTTGTAAGAAGTGTACAAAAGAAGGAAGCAAAAAAAATAAAGATAAAAACCGCAATAGACAAAATGTTGCAGCAGCTAACAGTAAACGGTGTCCTAGATGTAAAATTGAAAAACCAGCATACGATTTTTATCCAAACAAGGGTAACAAAGACGGTCTGTTTTCTTGGTGTAAGAAATGTGAAGTTATATATAGAAGAAAATGTAAATTTAAAGTTACAGAAGAGTGGTTTCAAGAAAAACTAAATACTCAAAATGGCTCCTGTGCTATTTGTAAAACAAAGTTCACCGATGATAACCCTCCGTGTGTAGACCACAATCATTTCACTGAAGAAAACCGTGGATTACTGTGCGGCAATTGTAATTGTGCAATAGGACACTTAAAAGAATCAATCAACAATCTAAAATCAGCCATCGTCTATCTTGAGAAGTACAATGGCCCTCTTTAATCTCCTCTGCACTAAATGTGGAAACACCAAGAGGGTGTTTGGAGACACTTACGAATCTATAGACTTTCGTAAAAAAATCTGTAAGTGCAATTACGGAATGGTTAGACTAGTAAAAGGCCCCTCGACCTCAATCATGGAAAAATTGGACAATGGCGTCATGGTTAAAGCCTTGGAGCGTTATTCTGATGCAGAGCGTATCTTTAAGGAGCGCCACGACAACGCAGACCCTCTGGCAGGAAAAGCAAACAGGAGTTAAAAACTTGTTGACTCCTTTTCAAGATGTGATAGTATAGTTCTTGTTCAGGGTTGGTCGTCTTCCACGGCATGCTTTTGAAGAGTCCAATTAAACGGTAGATCAACTCTGAACGTACTGCGGAAGTGCCAAGTGGCAAGGCGGGAGGCTCATACCCTTCTATCGCATGTTCGATTCATGCTTCCGCGACAAAATTAAAGGCCCATACACTTAATGGTAGAGTGGTAGCTACGGCATTAGCTGGGCTACGTGTTCAAGTTCAATTCCTGATGGGCTAACTCGCTGGGTAGCGTAATTAAACGCGGCCTCCACGGGGAGGTGGGTTGCTGTAGGTCCTACGTACACATGGCGCACGGTGTTGCGCATAGACGGCGTAATCTGATTCAGCCCCGGCGAACAATTTAGGAGGCAACATGGCAAAAAAGCAAGTTCAAAAGTATTTCGGAGATTGGTCAGACCACGAAGGTATGGCTAGCGATTGGTCCGAAAGTAAATATAACTATGACACTAAAAAGTACAATCATGACGCGATAGACGGAATGGCAACCGATAAGGAAGTACTTCTTGCCGTTTATGAATACGAAGATTATTCTGGTGACGCTTGGGTTTTGTTTAAGCGCGATGGTAAGCTTTATGAGGTATCAGGCGGTCATTGCTCATGTAACGGACTGGAAGGTCAGTGGGAGCCGTCTGAGACTACCTGGAAGACCCTTGCTATGTGCGGCTCTCTACGATATCGAGACCAAGGCGCAGATGCCCTATTCCAGGTTTTGCTAACTAAGCACAACAAGAAGCCGAATTGAACTGGATTTACCTAAAACAATTAACGCTAAAGGACTTTGGACCATTTGAGGGAACTCACGTGGTCCAATTTCCTAAGTCGGGATTCTATCTCATAAGGGGTAAGGTAACCGAAACTGGCGCTGGTTCTGGTGCTGGTAAGAGCTATTTGTTAAAGGGTATTTCTCATATCTTTGGTGGATGTAAGGACCCAGCTACGGAACTGCAAAGTTGGTTTACTGAAGACCCGCCTAGTGTGTCTGCTGTTTTAGAAACGTCAAAGGGCGATATCACTGTAGGTAGGTGTAAGGGTTTGTCGATTTCTGGCGACATGTATGCTAATATAATCAAAGGTAAGTCCGCAGAACCAGAACTGGATAACCTATTCGGCATGGATGAAGAGTCTAGGGCTATTTGCACCTATCGAGGCCAACGTAAGCCGGGTTTGTTCCTGTCCCTATCCGACGAAAAGAAAAAGACCTTCCTGTGGAACCTGTTGGAGCTAGGCGCTTACGAAAAAGTAGCCAACGCAGCACAAGAAAAAGCCAAGAAACTAGAGGCAGAGCTTAACACCCAGTCGTCTCAAGTAGATTTTTGTTTTAGTGCGTTAGTACAAGGTAAAGAGTCGCTAAATATGGCAGAATTGGCTCTCGGAGCTATTCAACCATTTGACGCAGAAGCACTTAAAACAATCAAGGCTAGGATAGAAGGCACCAGAAGCGACATAGAGTTTAAGCAAACAATAGTCGAGACCACCAAGAGCCAGTCTACAATCGAGGCTGATGCTGTCCTGGAAGGCAACAGGTCGAAGGTAAAGAGGGTATTAGGGGTAAAGGAGCCGGTAGAGGTAACGGGCCTAAAAACGAACCTTGAACTGATTAGGAAGGCCTTAGACGAAGCTAAGCAAAAAGATTCTGCGGCCAGACTACAAATAGAAAAACAACGCGGCGAATTATTATCTTCAATTACCTTTTTGAAGACCACCGTAGCCAACCGTATCAAAATTCAAAAAGACCTTGATACTGCCTGGGCTAGACAAAAGACCCTTTCCAGCCAAAAATGCTCAGAATGTAAAAGGGAATGGGTTGGCTCTGATGCCGAGGCCGCGTTAGCTACTGTTAAGCAAAATATTCTAGGGTTTCAAGAGGCTTTAGTTGATATTCAGATTAAGGAAGAAGAATTAGCTGGCCAGACCTTAAAGCTACAGGAGATTAAGAGTCCTGAGGTAGACCCAAACATTGACGCTCTACAGAAGAACCTGTTAGCTATTACTGAAAAGATCAAGAAGACGACCGAAGCCTTTGAAACCGCAAAGCGAAGTGAGCTAAATCGCCTGGAACAAGAAGAAAAGAAGGTCAAAGAAGAGTTTGCTCAAAAGTTGGCATTGGATTTGCAAGAAGTAACCACAAAAATCTCCAAGTTACAGGAAGCTCTACGAAGCGATTTAAGCGAAGAACAACGACTGATAGGCCTCAAGTCCCAGGCTGACATCAAAAAGGCCGTGGTGAACGAGAGAAGCGTTCTAGTAGAGTCTTTAGAGGCGTCCCACAAGGCTGCAATCGAAAAACGAGACCAAACTAGGAAGTCTTTGAGTTTAGAGAAGGATATTGTGGCTCTGGTAGGTCGCCAGGGGTTTCTCGGAAATATTGTGGAAGAAATCTTGGTAGAGATTGCCGCCGATGCTAATGAGATTCTTGCTCAGGTTGCTAACGTGCGTCATTTAAGTGTCGACTTTGAAACAGAACGGGTGGCTAAGACCACCGGCAATGTAGACGCTAAGATTACCTTAGCTGTTTATTCCAGGGGCAGGCGGGTTTCTTTTACTTCTGGGATATCGGGGGGTATGCAGGTTGCTTTAGAATTAGCTTTAGACCTAGCTGTAGGGGATGTGGTTTCGAGGCGTAGAGGTAGTTATCCTGGGTGGATTATTTTGGACGAATCTCTTGATGGTCTTGGTGGCCCGGATAAGGAGTCGTGCCTTGAAATGTTGCAAAATCACTCTGGAGACCGGCTAATTCTAGTTGTTGACCATGACGCAAGCTTCCAAGGATTATTTAATTCCGTTATCGAAGTAGAAATGACTGACGGTAGATCAAAAATCGTGGTATAATACGGAGTTCAAATGGCAGATTTTTGCAAACAATGTTCAATCGATAACTTTGGTGACGACTATGGAGACCACAAGGGTCATTCAACACCAGAAGATACCAAAAACGGATTATACGCAAATGTAATCTGTGAGGGGTGTGGATT